CAAGCCAAGCAGATGGACATGGACCGCGACCAGATGAACGATGCGGTTCGGATGCAGCACGAGCGCGACATGCAGCAACGCGACCACGCCGCTGATGCTGTCAAGCTGGCCATGCAGGTTCAAAGAGGTAAGAAGTGATGGACAAGGCGGCACGGGCGGCACTCCTGACGGCCAAGGGTATGGACAAAAAGCGTGATGGCTATGCCTTGTTTGGAGGTGTGCGGCCTAAGCCTGTTGTGAAAAACCCCATGTTGCAAGAAGCGTACTTTGCTGGGCCAAAGGCAAAGACTTTTGCGGAAGCGCCAGAAGCCCACAAATTCACCACGCCTGATGAGGTCACGCGGTTTGAGCAGCCCGACAACGAGGCAGCATCAAACATAAAAACAGCAGAACAATACGAGGCGCTGAGAACAACCCCAAAGGTCGTCTCAACCAACCCGCACAATGATAAAGTGTACCCTGCTGGAGTGCGGACCCTTGGTGATTTATACCAGCATCCTACACTGTACAAAGACTACCCAGAACTGTTTAACGCCCCTGTTTATATGAACCCCATAGATGCACACACTGGTGTGGACGGCGCTTTTGCCGACCAGAGGAGTGTTGTAAAGGGCCAACTTACTGACCTTATGAAGGCCAACGGTATCCCGCTCGAAATGTACAACTCTAAAACAGGCGCTTTTGTTCTAAGCCCAAACTTTGTTCAGGACTATAACAATAGTGGTGGTATTGCGGCGTATATTCGAAAGATTTTGGGTCACGAAACACAACACTGGATAGATAACTACGAAGAAACGGATATGTATGGCACTGGCCGTACTAGGACTGGCATTGGTGCTGCCCCGTATATGGACCGCCCAACCGAGGCAACGGCCTACTACACAGAAGACCGCATGGATGCGACCCCAGAAGAGCGGTACGGGAACATTCAAGGGGTTTCTGACTACCTCAGAGACAACGCAGACTGGGCAGGCGAAATCGGAAAATCCAAAGGTGGTGCGCTAGACCTTGCCAGAGCCGTCATGGCAAAGGACCGCGCTGGCGGCCAGATCGCCCCGTCCAAATACCTGCCAAACGTCCCCCGTCAGGTTCATGCTGGGGGTGGTAAGGTGGCATTCCAGCAGGGCAACCACCCAGACGTGCCGGAGGTGTTGTACCACGGCAACGCGCCAAAGATTGTAGAGGACCACAAATATCACGGTGACGGAAAATGGACCTCTGATATTGACCAAGAGGCCACTAACAAAAACATTGCCGCCCAAGATTTCCGCACGTTCAGACCCTCAGAATATGGCAGTTACGGCGCTGGCATTTACCTGTCAGATAGCCCCAACGTGGCCAGTGATTATGCCCAAGGCATCCGCGCCGATCAGGCTGATGCCAAGCCGCATGGTCAAGTGATGAAGCTGCACGTCAGCATGAAGCAGCCTTTTACAGACGATACGTTGCGGCATCCAGCATGGCGCGACCACATCAAGGACGCTATAAAGCAGGGCTTGTGGCTTGGAGGCATAAACGACGAAGACAAGGCAAGAGCCGCCGAGCTGACTAAGAAGCTGGATGACGGCACCGCGACAGTTCGAGACTTGTTTCTGACCGACACCCAACATGGCGCAATGGTAAACCAGTTTGGTCAGCAGAATATCCACAAAACAATCCGCAACTCTGGCTTTGACGGCATCATCGCCCACCGCCCTGATGGGTCAAAAGAGTACGTTGCATTCAAGCCGGAGCAGATCAAAAGCGCCATCGGCAACCAAGGCACGTTTGACCCCAACGACCCCGACATCACCAAGTCGGGCGGTGGCAGCGTCACCGACACAGACGAGTTCCGCAACTGGTTTGGCAACAGCGCGACCCATACCGATGGTGACCCGCATGTCCTCTACACTGGCACCAGCAAGGACAAGGACTTCACCTCGTTCAACGTGGGGCGGCACGGCACATGGTTCACGCGCGATCCGGCGGAGGCATCGCAATACGCCGAACAGAACGACAGCCAAGGCTACAAGCACGAGGCAGGGTGGAAGCTGACACCCACCAACACCGCGTCCCGCGTGATCCCCGCCTATGTGAAGGCCGAGAACCCCTACACGGGCGACCTGCCGGACGAGGTGCTGCGCTCTAACTACAAGGCCGCCCAGTCCGATTGGTTCGACACCCTGCGCCGCAAGGGCCACGATGCTTGGATACCCGCCCGCCACAACGGTGACCTTGTGGTGGCGTTGAAGGAACCCCAGCAGATCAAGTCGATCTTCAACAACGGCAAGTTCGACCCCAACCAAAAGCACATGAACAAGGCGGATGGTGGGCGCATCGGTAAAGCCAAGGGTGGTCCTATGGGTGACAACCGCATGAACTTCATTGCGGGAAACCATCCAGAAGTGCCGCCCGTTGTTTACCATGGGACGCTGAATGATTTTAACCAATTTCACCCTCTTTCCCACTTTGGCACAAATGATGCAGCCCATGAACGTATTAGCGGTGGAAGTAAAGCAAATCAGGGGTATTGGGACGCAGAAGGAAGATTGTCGCGGCAGGTAATGCCTGTCCATATCAGCATGAAAAACCCAATTGATGTTGGCAAAGAGTGGGGTTGGATCAACGACTGGCATATGCTTGGACAGGTTTCTGCCCGTTTACGCGAAATGTCTGGCGGCGACTCAAATCACCAATATTCTAGGGCTGCCGATCAGTTGGATTCTATCACCAACAACCTTGAACGGGAACGACACCCCATTGCATACAAACGCCAAGCTGCCAGTGTCATTCGGTCAACGGGACACGATGGCATTATCTATACCAATGACGTTGAGGATACTGGCAATCGTTCCTTTGTGACGCTGCACCCGCATCAGGTCAAAAGCGCCATCGGCAACAACGGCAACTTTGACCCACTTAATCCCGACATGACAAAATCTGAGGGTGGTACGGTCGGGAAGGAAGAGGGTGGTGCGACAGGTTCCCTTCGTGAAAAAGGTCTTTGGCCGTCTGCACAGGAAATAAAGGCTGGGACAGGGTCACGCGAGGCACACGCGGAACTGGTCAACAAGATCAAACCAGTTTCACCGTACGCAGCACCAGTTCCTCCTGCGTCCGATCAGCAGGTCCACGATGCGCTGACCAAGGACAAGCAGCCCAAGGCCTTTGCCCCCAGAGGTCTGGAGGAAGGAACGCCTGTGGCGGTGCGCCTCGACATTCCGGCGTACGAGAAGAAGAACACATGGGTGGTGTCCGTTCACCACCCAAAGACAGACTTCACGGCAGGTGAGGTCATCGGCTACGACAGCGTGGCGCACATCGGCAACCCGCGCTTTGGCGTCCACCCAACTGGCGCTCTAAACATCGCAAGCGGCAAGCCCAAATCCACAATCGCCACCGTTCACGGCAACTGGAAGAAGACAACGCCGGAGGATGCGTTCAAACTGTCCCAGACGGTCCACAACGACCCACAGTGGCGTCAGGTAGGGATGGACCCTGAGCGGCATTCGTACTTCTACGACCGCGAGACGCAAGAGCCTGTCATGGCTGCGGACGAGGCCCTGCACATCGGCCCGCTGGTCTACGCAAAGAACCCCGTGTACGGAAAAAAAACGGATTTCGCTTTTAGCAGCGGTGGCATGATCGGCAAGGAAGAAGGTGGAAAAGTGGAACAAATGGAACAGCCAGCTAACGGGATGCACATGCTACGGATGCGCCGCGCAGGTATCAACACCAAGGAAGACTTCTGGAACCGCTGGCGTGACCGTATGAAAGCAACGGCACTGCCAAACACCAATCTTTCCGCAATTGGCAGCAAAGACGGCCACTTCCAACAAATTGACAAACTGATCAATTTTCATCGTCAGGACGCTGATGCCAACGGCATCCGCAGCGTTCTTCAAAATTATGGACGCATTGGGCCGGACAGAGCAAAAGTCCATACTCTTGAAGACGGAAGCATGGCCGCAGCCCTGCCAAAGGCTATCCTGCAAGGCGCTGGCATTGAGCCAACGATAGATAACGCAAGCCAGATTTACCACTCGCTCCCAGACGATGAGAGCGGTCGTGTCGGCAAGGCTGGCGGCGGCGAGATGGATGGTGTAGAAAGCAACAATCAAAATGGAGTATCAAATGTCGGAACACAAATCGAAGCTGGAGCTGCACCCTTCAATCCAGCGCCACGCGCCCAAGCGGGAGAACTTCGAGACGCAGGACGAGTACGAGGAGGCAGTGGCGTTCTTCAAGCACCGGACGAAGCACCTCTTGAGGGCCTCCTCACCCCAGTAACAATCCCGATGACGGGGCAGGTTATTCACGCTGCCCCCGCCCCCCACGTTCGGCAAGTTGCGCGTGACTACATGGCCAGCACTGGCCTGCCGTACAACCCGCCAAAAAAGTACGCCAAGGCTGACCCAACTCGCGCTTTACGCATCAGCGATGCCTACGAAGCCATGAAAGACGACGCCAGCGACCCGCTAACCAAGGCATCGTACGCTGCAATGATCAAAGAGACGATGGCGCAGTACCACGCGGCAAAGGCGGCTGGCTTCAAGGTTGAGTTCTGGGACCCGCAAACCCAAGAGGACCCGTACCACGCCTCCCCGCGTCTGGCGACTGAGGACATCAAAAACAACAACCACATGTTTGTCTTCCCGACAGACTCTGGTTACGGCAGCGACGGGCCGATCACGGAAGAGCAGATCAAAAACAACCCCATGCTTCAAGACTCCGGCGAGACGTGGAATGGCCAGCCAGTAACGGTTAACGACATCTTCCGAGCCGTTCACGACTACTTTGGACACGCGAAGGAGGGTGTGGGTTTCCGCGCCGACGGCGAAGAAAACGCGTGGCGCTCCCACGCCGCCATGTATTCGCCCCTCGCCCGCATGGCGATGACCAGCGAGACGCGCGGCCAGAATAGCTGGCTGAACTTCAACCCTGTATCTGGCGAGAGAAACCGCAAGGCTCGTACTGAAAATAGCACCTTTGCGGACCAAAAAGTTGGAATTTTGCCTCACTGGGTGCATCACGAGGGTGCCGAAGACTTCATGGGGCCTGAAGATGTCAACGCAATGGCCGCAATCCGCAAAATTCACGGCAAGGCTGGCGGTGGCGCGGTTGACAAAGCACTCGCCCTAACGCGCGGCTTTTCTAAAGATGGCAAGGCTGCTACAATGGCGTTGAAACCCAAGGGGAAGTGATATGGCTGACATTGTAAAAAAGGCTTTGGGCATGACCTCGCCAATGCAGCCAAACCCCGTCATCTCTCAAAACTTACAGCCATACCTTGGTCCATTTCGCTCTGGGACACCAGCGTTTGGCCCTGATCATGCTGCGCTTATTCCACAGAGATTGATCACCTCTAAGAAACTTTTGGACACCAACACCACTGCCAACACTGTTGACCTTGCTGCGCTGAAGTCCACGCCTAAGCTTTTCAACCAGCACATCGGCATCGTACGCGGTTATCCCAATGTTCGGGCCGATGTGGCCGCGAATGCCAGCGACGATGGTCTTGCAGAACACTTTATTGACCATGCCACGCAGAACCTTTTGGCGCTGCACGATGCTGTCCCGCCGGAAATTCGGCAGCGCGGCAAGAAATGGTACGATGGGGCGCGGGCCATCACCGAAAAGTGGGCGAAGGAATACAACCTTCCTGATCACGCCATCGCTGGTGTGTTGGCCGCCATGTCGCCCCAAAAGGACTGGTATCAAAACGTCTCTTTGGCCCACCGCGTCATCCACACCATGAAAGGCATGGGCGATAATCATTATCATGGCTTTGCGTTCAGCCCCGAAATGGAAAAAACACTGCAAGGTACTGAATCTCTTAATAAACCTGAGTACGGCGGCATCCATGACATGATCCGTGGAAAGTCTTTAGGTGATTTGGATCGCGCAAACATCCCAGATGACGAAAAGGCCATCGCAAAGGCCATGTGGATCAGGCTTCACGACCAGACCTACAACCCAAAAGAGTACAAAATCGTCAACCCAGAAGGCACATTTGGCGATTTTGTTAAGACCAAGGCTGGCGCAAATGCTGGCGCAGGCTGGGGTTCGCTGACCGAGATCGCCAAGGCAGTTCAGGCGCTGGACACGGCGCACGACCCTGACAAACTTTCTGAACTGATGGGTGAAAAGCACAAAGTCCGCAACTTTTACAACAACATTTTGCACCCGAACTCCTCCAAAGGTGACGTGACCATCGACACCCACGCCGTTGCTGCCGCCCTAATGCGCCCGCTTTCCGGCAATTCTGTGGAGGTGGCGCACAACTTCGGGTCTTATGCCGGAAAGGGTCAGCCGAACGCTGGAGGCTCGTCTATTTCTGGCGTTCAGGGTACATATCCGCTATACTCTGAGGCCTACAGGCGGGCGGCTAAGGCGCGAGGCATTCACCCGCGCGAGATGCAGTCCATCACATGGGAAGCCGTTCGCGGGCTATTCCCAGACACATTCAAGACGGCAAAGAACGCTAAAGACATTGACAGCGTTTGGGCCAGATACCGCAACGGGGAAATTAGCCAAGATGAAGCAAGAAATCAGGTCGTCAAAAAAGCAGGGGGCATCCGCCCGCCAACGTGGTTTACAGGAGGCGCTGATCAGCCTCATGCGGCGAACGGGGGTGCCATTGACGCGAAAAGCGTATCTCGATTTGGAGTTCCACGGCAAGCCGCCGGAGCAGCTAACGGTGGAACAAGAAATGGACATTCCGCCCATGTTCCAACGCAAGGCGTAGGCAAAAACATCGAACGTGCAATGTCGCTCACTTCGTTGTATGCTCTCGGTCACGACCGGGACGCCGGATAACCTCAGAGGATCGCAACATGGATTTCAAGGCGCTGCGCGCAGCAAAAAACAAGAAGGCCCAGAGCTTGATCGAAAGCTCCGGCGGCAAGGTGGACAGCTCCACTTGGACCCCAGATGAAAAGCTGAACGCAGATGCCAAGACGGGTATGCGCCCGATCTCGCGCCGCGCGTTCAAGACGGGTGGTAAGGTCGAGGGCGAGAAGGCCAAGACCAACCTGTCCCGCGCACCGCGTGGCTTCCAAGAGAAGGTCGGTCTGGCCAACACCAACCAGAAAGATGCCAACGAAGAGCGCGAAGGCGTCAAGCACGTTGGCGGTTTCAAGCGTGGCGGTCGCGCTGGCTATCAAGACGCTGGTGTTGTTTCTGGCGCAAAGCTTGACGCTGTCGGCCCCACCAAAACTGGCGAAGACATGGAGCCGATGGGGACCATCAACGGTCGCAAGGTCAGCGCCAAGCAAGAAGCAAGCTTTAACGAAGCCCAAAGGCAGCAAGCTGAGTGGGAAGCCGAACAGCGCCGCAAGGGCGACATGACCCGCCGTGCATCCGGGGGCCGTACTGCAAAAGCCTCTGGCGGTTCAGACGACAAGTACAAGGAAGGCGTGGATTTCGAATGGGTTAAGGGCGATAATACAAACGCAAAAGTCCGCCATTTCTTCTCCAAGTCTGAAAAGGCTGACCGCGCACTGGCACCGACCACCTCTCCCCGCCCGATGGCCCGCCCTGCGGCTAAAGCATCTGCCGCATCAACGACCATGACCACCAGCCCGATGCCCCCTAAGCGCCCAGTGGCGAACGTCATGCAGCCCGCTAAAGTCACTACTTCGCCGCTGCCAGAAGACACGGCTGCCGCCGCAATGAAAGCCTTTAGTCGTCCTGAAGGGATGCCCAACGTTGACGTTATGGGCAACCCCACTGGCTACAAGAAAGGCGGCATGGCAAAGAAGTTTGAAGGTTCCGCCAAGGACAAGATGGAAGACAAGAAGATGGCTGCCAAGCGCGGCATGTCCATGAAGGAGTGGGAAGCCTCCGAGGCTGACAAAAAACACGACAAGCAACAGTCCATGAAGGGCCTGAAAGCTGGCGGTCGCACCGCAAAGATGGGTGGCGGTAGCATGGGTATGGGCATGTCTTCCCCCATGATGCCCGCCATGAACCCCATGGCGTCTGGCTACAAAGCTGGCGGCAAGGCAATGCACCACAAAGACTGCATGTGCAAAGCTTGCGGCGGTTCGGCTGGATACAAAGACGGCGGCGGTCTTTATGCCAACATCAATGCCAAGCGTGATCGCATTGAGAACGGTTCCAAGGAAAAGATGCGTAAGGTTGGCTCCAAGGGTGCGCCTGACGCTGAAGACTTCAAGGATTCCGCCAAGACCGCGAAGAAGGAAGATGGTGGCCGCATGGCCCGTGCCACTGGTGGCCGCGCCAAGGGAACCACGAACATCAGCATCAACGTGATGCCCCACAGCGCCAACAAGCCTATGGGTATTGAAGCGCCGATGCCTCCGATGCCGCCCGTTGGTGGTCCGCCCCCGATGATGCCCCCGCCATCACCCGCCCGCATGTCGCTGCCGCCAGGTCTTGGCGCTGCTATGGCTGGTGCCGCTGGCGAAGGCCCGCCGCCCCCTCCTGGCGCTCCGATGCCAATGATGGGCCGCAAGGATGGCGGCAAGGTCTACCCCAAAATGAAGTACGGGGCGGGCGGTGGCAAAGGTCGCCTTGAAAAAGTTGACGAGTATGGTAAGAACGCATAAGGCGCGCCCTCCCTGCGCCTAATCGTGGCCCCCGACATTTCTCCAGATGTTGTCGGGGGTCACACCAATGATGAGTGATTAGAATGATCCAGACGGCAAGCAGCGTTTTCGAACGTGAGCTTCGAAGGCTGATAAGCGAAGAGCGCCATCACATCGCCACCAACATCGTTGGGGGGCGTTCAATCACGTCAATGGAAGAATACCGCGAGGCGGTCGGTAGGATCGCCGCGTTGGACTTGGTCATCGAACTTTGCGATGACGCACAGACAGTCGTCAACAAAACCCTCTGAAGGATTAACCATGCCGCATATGCCCATGTTGCACGAAACAGACCCAAAAGTCACCATCCTCGAATCACTTGGTGACATTTCTAATGTGGAATTATTCCACAATCAAGTCCTTTTGGCGACTTATTTGCGCCCCACCAAAACTAAAAGTGGCCTTATTCTTACGGACAGCCACGTTGATGAGGATCGCTACCAGTCAAAAGTGGGGCTTTTGGTCAAGCGCGGCCCCTTGGCGTTCGAGCAGGACGGCAATTGGTTCAATGGAATGGAGTTCCACGACCACGATTGGCTGATTTTCCGCCCGTCTGACGGCTGGTCCATCACCGTAAACAACGTCCTGTGCCGTATCTTCGACGATGTAAACATCAAGGGCAGGGTCCAAGACCCCGATGCCGTGTACTGAAGGGAACCCCAATGGAAGACGAAGACGAAATCACACTGGAACTGGCCCCAGAAGAAGCGCCGGAGGCCCCGCAGGAAGAAGAACCTGCGTATATCACCGACCTGAAGCGCCAACTGGCCGAAGAAAAGGCCGCCCGCATCCAAGCGGAGCAGAAAGCGCATCAGGCAAACCGTGAAACCCACCGCGCCAAGAGCGAAGTGGATGACACAAACCTCCAATTGGTGGTCAATGCCATCGACACGGTCAATCGGGACTTGGAACTGCTTGGTCAGGCGCACACTTACGCCCTGCAAAGTGGTGATTTTGACCGCGCGACCAAAATTCAACGGGAAATGTCGGCCAACGAGGCCAAACTGCTCCAGTTGAACAACGGCAAGGAGGCAATGGAGAACGCACCGCGTCAGCCAGAGCCACAAATGGCACCGCTGGACCCCGTGGAAGACTTTGCCAGCCGTTTGTCGCCCCGCAGCGCAGATTGGGTCCGCCGTCACCCTGAATTTGTACGGGATCAGCGCCTGAACGCCAAGATGATCGCCGCCCACAACCTCGCCGTGGCCGATGGCATTCCCACCGATACCGACGAATACTTTGACGCCATCGAAGAAACGCTAAAGGTGACGCCCAAACCCGCGCAGAACGACACTGATGACCAGTACGCTGCAAAGGCCGTCCGCCGCCGTGACGCTGCCCCCGCCGCTGCGCCTGCAAATCGCGGAGGCCAATCTGCAAGCTCTAACGTGGTGCGTCTTACTGCCGCAGAACGCGAAATGGCTGAAATGATGGGAATGAAACCAGAGGATTATGCCAAGCACAAAGTGGCCCTCAAAAAGGAAGGGAAAATGCAATGACACTACGCCCCGAAATGCGCCCCAACGCTACCACCGCAGAAGACCCCCGCGAACGTGCCGCCCGCCGTGCAGCGGAACTGCGTGGCCACGACACCGATCTGGGTGACGATGGCACCGACGAATACTACATTGAGAAGGGCATCATTCCAGACGGCTGGTCCTACGAATGGAAGATGCGTACCGTACTTGGCGCTGAAGACCCCGCCCACCAAGTGGCGCTGGCCCGCAAGGGCTGGGAAATTGTCCCCGCATCGCGTCACCCCGAACTGATGCCGATGGGCTACAAGGGCGTGGAGATCACCCGCAAGGGTATGGTGCTGATGGAACGCCCGCTGGAGATCACGCAAGAAGCCAACCGCAAGGCGCTGCTGATGGCCCGCACCCAGATGCGCGACAAGGAAGCGCAGTTGACCAACGTCAAAGGCGGAGAGTTTGATCGTACGAACAAGGGTGACCCGCTGGTCAAGATCAGCAAGAAGTACGAGGCGATCCCGATCCCCGAATGATTAAGCCCATCACGATCTACAAATACATAGAGCGTCTCCGTAAGACCATCAGGTCAGAGGGGACGCCCGCCATCCAAGAGGCTTGGGACAAACTGGAGCCGCATGTCTCGGTGTTCATGCCAGTCGTTGACAAATCCACAAACAAAGAGTAACTTCCACTTGCTTGATCTTTGTCCTTCTTTAATGCGGTTCATTGTTCTTGTAGTCTCGTGGTTGGGACTTCCCGAAAGGGTGGCAGGCCGGAAAGACGGTCAACCATTTTGTCGGAGTGGCGCAGTGGTAGCGCGTTCGGTTCATACCCGAAAGGCCGGAAGTTCAAATCTTCCCTCCGCAACCAGAGACTGTGGGTCGCTCCCACAGCCAGACCGTAAGGTTGGAACGGTGACCGCAGGGAGAGGCCTGCACAAAATCCCTGACCAGCGGGTAGCTGGCGGTAATGCGGCAAGTACCTGTTTCTACCTAGAGCCGGAAGCTAACACCGCAAGCCAAGGGGCCGTTTCCTTGACGGTTGCCTTGGCAAAACACCCCCCGCTAGACAACCACACAAAATCATGTATATTGTACGCTTATCTCCCCTCGGTGTGGGAGGTTGCACAATCCCCCCCGTTCTACCCTCGCCCCGGTGCGCGATGATGGAACTCCTGAAAAGGAGATATCCGACATGGCGAACACCTTTGCGCCAAACGGTTTTGCCCAGTACCGTGGTGCTGGTTCCGCTCCGACCTATGAGCAGACGATGGCTGCTATTGTGTCGAGCAACACGACCCCAATCTTCCTGAACGATCCCGTCATGCAAGCCTCAAACGCCACTGGCGTTGGCACTGGCTACATCGCTCAGGCAACTGGCCCCGTCACCCTGACGGTGTCCGCAACTGGTATTGCCACTGTGGCAACTGGCGCAATGACGATCACCTACACTGCGATCTCGTCCAGCACCGCCAACATCCCGACCTTTGCATCGACCACCTATGCGCCCCCCGTGGGTTCGGTTGTGGTTGTCACCAACGCAACTGGCGTTCCGAACGGTGCCTTCACGGTCATCTCGGCAACCGCCACGACCGTTGTGGTCCAAAGCTCCACCGCAACTGCCGCCACGTCCTCGGCTTCGACCCCCGTGGTTACGGTCTACGTTCCTGTCGCTGGCGTGTTCGCTGGCTGCAAGTACCTGTCCACATCGCAAAAGCGCACCGTCTGGTCCAACTACTGGCCCGGTTCGGACACTTCCAACGATGTCGAAGCCTATGTCATCACCGACCCGAATGCCCGCTTCTTGGTGCAGACGGCAAACTCGAACACCACCGCCACCGCAGTGGGTCAAGCTCAAGTTGGCGAAAACATCGGCTTTAACTGGAACGACAGCGTCACCACTGGCGAAACCAATGGCAACACCGCCAACGGCCTTTCGACCATGTTTGCTGACCAGTTCACGCTGTCTTCGGCTGGTGTGACGGGCGCAAACGCGGCACTGCCGTTCCGCATTGTTGCTCTGTCAAACTACCTGCCAGGTCAGGCCAACCCGCTTTCGGGCGTCAATGGCAACGATGCAACCTCCGGCTACAACGATATCATAGTGGCCTTCAACAACGCTATGCCCCGCAACTTCGCTGGCATGTAAGGAGCATAAGAAATGGCTGTTAATCTTTCTGCGATTAAAGACCTTCTGCTCCCCGGCCTCCGTGGGATTGAAGGCAAGTACGAGATGATCCCATCTCAGTACGACAAGATGTTCACCAAGCACAATTCGAAGATGGCGCTGGAACGCACCGCTGAGATGCGCTTCTTGGGCTTCGCACAACTGAAGACGGAAGGCGCGCAAACGTCCTTCGACAACGGCGCTGGCGAACGTTACATCTACAACCAAGAACACGTTGAAATCGGTCTGGGGTACGCTATCACCCGCAAGGCTATCGACGACAACCTGTACAAAACACAGTTCCAGCCGTCGAACCTCGGCCTGATCGAAAGCTTCCAGCAGACCAAGGAAATCTACGCGGCAAACATCTTCAACACCGCGACGACCTACAACGCGTCCATCGGTGGTGACGGTGTGGCTCTGCTTTCGACCGCACACCCCATCGACGGTGGCACGGTTGCAAACAC